CGCTTGATGATGCCCTGCTTCATGAGAAAGTCCGCGGCCCAGATCGCGCTGGCCGTCTTGCCCGTCCCCGCCTCGTTGAAGCAGAACGCCTTCTGGTTCATGGTCAGGAAGGACGCCGTCGTGCGCTGGTGCGACATCGGAGCGAACTTGCCCGTCCAGTTGTAGCGGCCCTCGATGGGTGACGGCACCTTGATGTTCAGGCCGCGTAGGGTATGTGCCTCTTGCACACCCCAGTTAACGACGACTTCGTGTTCACCGATCACCTTGCTCTTTGGGATGATCGTAGAGACTTGTTTTGGATTGCGTAGCTTTAACAGCAACGCCTTATTGTCGATGATCTGCATGTTTGTTCTCCGAGGTGTTAGGCTTGTGCCTAACTCTTTTTCTCGCCGGGCTTATGACCGTTCCGGCTCCGGTTCTTCGATGGCGATTCCAGCTTGTAGCCGTCGGCGTTGCTCCCGCCTTTGGCTAGAGCCTTCTTGTGGCTCACGTCCTTGCCTGTGCGGTCGACGCCCTTCTTGTCCAAGGCACGCCGAGCACGCTGCCGCTCCATGCGGCGCTCATGTTCTCCACGTTCTTTCTGCTTCTGGTATTCGTGCTTATAAGGTCTAGGCGACTTCGTGTATGGCATGGCAATCAACCCCCGTTATGGGCGCATTCTACCACAGGGCAGTGCTTTCGGCATAGCCCAGAAGGTCGAGGATTCCACACGTTTGTCTCGTGGGCCTTCTCCAGTGCCGCGTACTTCATCACCCACGGCTTCCACAGCACACCCTCGTCAGTCACCGAGTAGTCCTGCTTCACGATGTCGTTGGCGATGGTGAAGAGCAACGCGCCCTTCACCTTCTTGACCTGCGGGAAGTGTTTGAACACCGACAGTGCCATCAACTGCAGCTGTCCGACGTCGGCATACTTCGCGCTCTTGCCCGTCTTGTAGTCCACGACACGGGCCTTATCGCCGTCGATAATCAGCAGGTCCACGATGCCGCGGAACCACACGTTCTTATCGAAGAAGCCGCACGGCTCGAGATCAGCGGTGAGGCCCATCTTGAGTTCGCAGTGCTTCTCCCCCGCCATAGCCGCAAGCCGCTCCATAGTGGCCTGCATGAACGAGAACTGCGGGGGCATGGGCTTGCCGTCGCGGATGAACTCCTCACACGCCTTGTGAAAGTCAGTGCCGTATCTGGTCGCCTCGGTCTCTTGGAACGGAAACTGCTTGAGGACGTTCACGTGGTAGTACTGCTTCGGACATTTCTCGAAAGCGCTTAGCCTGCTGTAAGACCAAGCCCCTGCCGCAGACTTTTGTTCACTCATGCTTCGCACTCTCCATAATTCTTGCCGACCCCGGCTTCGCAGTCCACGGGTAAGCCCTCGGCCCATGTGGGCACCCAGCGCATACACTCCTCGACGTAGGCCTTGCAGGCTTCGGCTTCGTCGTCAGGCACACAGCATACGATGCTGTCATGGACTGTCAACACAACTCTGTATTTCTTACTAATTCGCAACATCTGCTCGCCGATGATAAGTCTCGCGAGCGCCTGTGTGACGTTCTCGACGACCTTCCCGCCATAGATGCGGGTGCGCCCGATGCGGGTTTTGTAAGAATACTCGGTGCCGCCCTTCTCGTTCTCGGCCTCTTCCAACTCGTCGTAGCGGATCAGCAGACCATTGGGCAGCACGATGCCGGGTTCATATGTGTTGACCCCAAGCACCCCGTCCTTACCGAACGGCATAGCGTCACCCCGCACCATGTAGCGCAGCATGGTGCCAGCCTGTTTCCACATGTTCGAGATCATGTCGTTAGTCTCACGGTAGATGCCGATAATCTTAGCAGCCTCCGCCTTCGTGATCTCCACACCAGAGTTCTTGAGCGCCAGCTGGAACTTCTCGCCACCCATGCCATAGCCTGCACCCAGCACTGTGGTCTTACCCACGAACCGCTGGTCCTTGGTCACGTCAGCCTCGTCCACGTTGTAGATCGCCGAGGCCATCTTCTTGTACACGTCACCCCTAGACGCAAATGTCTCCACCACGTCGTCCTGCCCAGCCAGCCACGCCAGCATGCGCGCTTCGATCTGTGACGAGTCGGACTCGACGATGCTGTAGCCCTTGGGTGCAACGATGCACTTCTTGAGCGCCTTGGCGTTAGGCCCCCGACTAGGGAGGTTCTGCAGGTTGATCTTGTCGTCCCCGCCCCAGCGCCCGGTATGCGCCGCGTAGTAACGCACCGGGACAGGCAGCATGCCACGCCCAGAGATGTCGATGAACCGCTGTGTGCGTGTCTCCTCGAGCGTAGACTTCACCCCTAGCCGTGCAGCAGCCAGCGCCTGCACATGCGGATCGTCATCCTCCAGCAGGTCTTTCATACCCTGATCGCTCTTAGCCAGCGCGTAGGTCATGTTGCCTGTGGTGGGGCTGATCTTCATGGGGCACGGGACACCGAACTTACCGAGCAGTGCGGCAAACTTCGGGTTCGACATGAGGTCGGCCTTGTCCTCAACACCAGCAGACTTGAGTAGGTCTTCCTTCATCACCTGTGTCTTCTGCAGGTGCGCCTCCAACCGCTCCCTATCCAACTCCAGCGTCGGCTCAGTGAACATACGCAGCGTCAGATCAATCAGCTTGAGTTCAGACTTCGGGAACCCACGGGACATCATGATGTTGAAGATGTCGTAGGTCAGGTCTACGTCATTGACACAGTAGCGCCCATAGGCTGACAGCTCCTCCGGCTCGAAGTCACCACGTCGTTTGCCCTTGGCGTCTAGCACCTCGGTGCCCTTCTCCCCTACCGCGTAGTTTTCGGCGAGGGCCTTGAGGCTGGCGCTCTTCTCTACGCCGTGGATCGCACGGGCCATGCACAGTGTGTCGAACAGCACCTTCGGACGAATGCCAAACCGCCACGACATGATCGCACCGTCGAACATCATATTGTGTGCCAGCACCGCGGAGTTGGCCCAGTCATACTGAGCCAAGAACTCCTTGATCTTACCGTGCGTCCCGGTGAACCACTCGGTCTTGCCGTCGTTGACCTTCACCCCGACCCCAATGACTTGGAACCGGGGGTCACGGATATACTCCTCCGTGGTGATCTTAGACAGCGAGTAGTCCTTGTCGTAGTAGGTCTCGAAGTCGAGTGTGATAATGTCCACGTCTTACTCCTCATCAGCCAGCGGTGTGTCGAGGTAGGAGTAGAACACATCGACGTTCTTGGCGTAGTAGACTGCGCTGGAAGCCTTCTGGTCTGCCCGCACGCAAATCTTCAACCGCGCAACGTCACCGTTCCGGTGTAGGCTGGCCAGCCGGTTAATAACTTTCTGCGTGAGGTCGGGGAGTGCCGACAGCGGCGCACTCATCGTAGCAAGCGTGTCAGCCAGCTTCTTGGCTGTCCACGGACGATCTTCCTTCATGAGCGTATCCAGCAGCCCTACGAAATCGGTGGTGTGCGGCGCAGGTGCAGGTGGAGCTACGGGCGCGTCATCGTCTTCGTCTTCGTCTTCGTCCCACTCCGATACAATAGCGCTATAATCGCGGGGTGCGGGTTGCTCAGCCGCAGGGGGCGGCGTGTATACCGGGGGTGCATACACCAGTGCAGTGTTAGGCATCGCCCTAACACTATCACCCACTCGAGCGACGACCTCGACGCGCACAGCACGCCAGCGAGAGGGGTAGTGCGCCGTGTGCGGCGAGGCATAGTTATCTGTGGCCCAGACACGAATGGCATCGCCTACGTCAAGGTTGAGGCGCTCCACGTCACGGGCGGTGATGAACACCATCTCGTTGTTTTCGGTGATGCCGAAGCCCAAGCCCGCGCGGGCGGTGTAGTTATAGGTGGCTTCGATCTGTTTCAGGTCTGCAGGTGTGAAGTAGTTCATGGTCATTTCCTTATTCTTCGATTTCAATTTGACGGCACTCACCAGCAATGGCTGAGTAGGCCGCGGCGTCAGTGTAGTTGTCCGGGTGGTAGCCCGGTTGCGCGGAGCGCGCGATCTTCTGTAGCACGTTCATCCATGCCACAGCCTCGGCGTCGATTTGTGCCCCGTTGCGGATAGCCAGATAGGCGTCCCACAGTAGAGCGCAGTCCGACAGGTTGCGATGCGGGGGTCCGTATGCCTTGTTCCGATCCCCTGCCGTCAGATTGATCGCCGTCTCCAAGGTCTGCACCCGGGTGGGCTTAACTTCGCGGCGTTGGTTCATCTCATCCTCCCGCAGTCCTTCGCGCAGTTCCATCTCAAACACCTCTCTCGGGGTGCCGATCCGGTCGATGCAGTGCTGCGCGAAGTCCAGATGCACATCGCAACTCATAGCCACGTCACCGGCTCTGGCCAGCGGGTTCTCCAATAGATACATCCAAACGCGGGTCTCTTCGTCACGCATATCAGACACTGCTTTTCTCCTTCATCTTTGCAAGTGCTTTTTCTATCGCCGCCGGGCTGCACGACCAGACCGGGTTCCCCTTGGGTTGGAGGGTCATGGCATCAACAGCTTCTTTCCACTCAGGACTG